ATCCAGTTACATTACCAGTTACATTACCAGTTACATCACCTGTGTACATTGCTGTGCCTGCGCCAGCATCTACATCAAGGATAAGTGTTCCGCCGTCTGCTGTTTTTACATCGCCATGCAGTTCGCCCATAACATTGCCTGTTAGTATAGCACTATCTACATCAAGCACCACACTGGTTGTTGGGTTTGCTGGATCACTTACCACATCACCGTAGTACCATGCTGTACTTGCACCCTGTACACTTTCCCCAGTATTGCTTAGTACATGATGTGCAGTATCTGTTGGGTCTGAGGCATCTGTTGTTACTTTGGTTGTGTATTGTGATTGTGTACTAATATGTCCACTTCCGCCAGTTCTACTGTCAATTAAACCATTTACTTCTGATTCAAAAGCAACAAATTTATATTCTGTTGAACTTCCGTCATATAGCAAAAAGTCACCACTTGCAACTGTGTCAACACTGTCAACATCTGTTAGTGAAGCCATGTTAGTAACACTGCCACCAGCACTTGTTTGGTCTGCAACCCAAACATAATCTGTACCGTTCCAACTTAGTATTTGGTTAGCAGTTGCACTACTTGTGTTTAAATGACTGTCAACATCTGAATCAGTATATGCTGATGGAATAGTTGGTTTGTTAGTTAAACTATCATAGTCACCATCGAATGTACTATAGCCACTTAAATCCGGCGGAGTATATGTAAATACGCCTGTTGTGTTATTATAAGCTAGAGCTGCTGTACCTGCACTTGCTGTAGTAACACTTAAATCAGTTAGTGCAATACCACTACCACCGCCTGTTTGTGCTACCCATTCATAATCAACAGTAGTTGTATTCCAACTTAAAACATATCCATCTGTAGGTGAGAATCGAAGAGCAAGGTGTTGATCTACATCAGAATTTCCGTATCCGCCTGCGCCTAGTGCATCATATGTAATTTCCCCTGTTGTCGGGTTATACTCTAATTGATGTGTGCCGCCTGCATTTCTAATTGGTTTTACAACAAATGAATCTGCTGTTGTATTTTCTACTGCGGTCGAAGTTGCATTCATAACAATACTATTTGCTGCTTGATTTGTCTCACCTGCTGCGTTACCGATTGCTATTGCGTAATCACCTTGCGTAGTTTTACCAGCACTATCACCAATTGCTATGGCATTTACACCCTGATTGTTATTGGCTGCTAGGCGTCCAATTGCAACTGAATTAATTCCTTGAGTTACCAATGCAGCACTTGTACCAATTGCAACGCTGTCATTGCCTTGTGATGTTTTACCAGCATCACTGCCTATAGCAACGGCTGTAATTCCTTGCGCTGTGTTACCAGCTTCTTCACCTATAGCTATCGCCTTTGTGCCTTGAGTTGTTGTACCTGCGGCATGACCAATTGCTATTGCATCTGCTCCTTGGTTTGCATTACCCGCAGTATATCCTAATGCTACTGCACTATTGCCTTGCGAAGTTACACCAGCACTATTTCCAACTGCTAATGCAAGAGTACCTTGTGTAGTTTTACCTGCTTCTTGACCAATTGCTATTGCATAATCACTTTGAGTTGTTAGCCCTGCATCTGTGCCAATTGCGATAGCTTGCTCGCCTTGTGTTCCATTACCTGCTTGAAACCCAATTGCTATTGCTTTTTCACTTTGTGTGTTATTTGCTGCACTAGCGCCAATTGCTATTGCATTTGCTCCCTGATTATTAGCTGTTGAGACACCAATTGCAATAGATTGTACGCCTTGATTTTCGTAAGCAGCATTATAACCAACTGCAATTGCATTTGAACTTTGATCATTTGCGCCAGCATAATGACCAAGTGCTGTTGCATATTGGCCTTGATTTGTTGTTCCGGCCAAATGTCCTAATGCTACTGCACTTGCACCTTGGGCAGTTTTACCAGCCCAGTCACCGATTGCAACTGCCTTTGCTGTTTGGTTTGCATTACCTGCACTATTACCTATTGCTACTGTATCTGAACCTTGAAGTGTTTCACCTGAATTCTTACCAATTGCTACGGCTGCTTGTCCTTGGTTTGACATACCAGCACTTGCACCAACTGCTACAGCAAAGGTATTTTGATTAAGTGCGCCTGCAACATCACCTATTGCAACTGCACTTACGCCCTGTGTATCTTCGCCAGCACCATTACCTACTGCGGTAGCATTAGCACCTTGATTCGTTGAACCTGCTAGGTCACCTATTGCAACTGCTTCAGATCCTTGATTTGCATTACCTGCATAATAGCCTAGTGCAGTAGCATTTGCTCCTTGTGTTGTTTCACCTGCAGAAATACCTACTGCGGTTGCATTAGTGCTTTGTGTATTTTCACCTGCATTAACACCGATTGCTATTGAATTTGCGCCTTGGTTTGTTTTACCTGCTTCGTATCCAATCGCCACTGCAAGGTTGCCTTGATTTGTTGAGCCTGCAATTGTTCCGATTGCTATTTTACTAGGTCCGTTTGCAGTATTTTTGTCAGTTACTTCAGCATACGTTGGGATATTACCTACATCAGAACCCGGAGCCCACTGTGAGCCATCCCATTTAAGAACTTCGTCTAGTGCAGGAGCAGTAGGGGATACATTGCTTAAATCTCCTAACAGTGTCGGTACTACTGGTTTGTTAGTAAGATCATTATAGTCTGCACTAAATTTGTCTTGAGGGGACCAAGATGACCCATTCCATGTTAATACTTGATCAATACCAGGAACAGTATTTTGTACATTTGCTAAGTCTGCTAAATTAGATGGAATACCAGGCTTATTTGTTAAGCTCTGATAGTTTCCGTCAAAAGTAACAGGAGTGTTTGTAAGATTGTTATAGTCTCCGTTAAATAACGAAGGTAGATTACTTAAACTATTGTAGTCGCCGTCAAACAATACTGGCTTAGACTGTATCTCTGTCCAAGTAATAATTTTATTTGCTTCAGCATTTGTGAGTGCTGTAATTCTTTGGTCTAAGTGACTTAGATTGCCGTCTAACTCTGTATGAGTTAGAGGTTCTGTTTTATTTGTTCTTAAAATTAATGGCATTGATATTCCCCCTAATCAACATAATTTGGATCTACGTATCCTTCTTGTACATAGCTTCCGTTTACTATCCTAATAATTGTTTCTTCTTTTGCACCCTCTATTTCTGCAAAATCTTTTGTAAGTGATTCTATATTTCTTAAATCATACGTGTCAGTTTTAATTTCTTTTTTAAATCCAACTGTGCTTGATCTTAATCTATCAGAATTAATCACTTGTGTAATAATTGTGTTAAGTTCTATTGGATTCAGCCCCTTTAGCGTATCTACTAATCTAAACACTGGTATATTATCGCTAGATGCTTTTTGTATAAAAATTCCACTAATTTCTCTAGAAGGAATATCTTCAAATCCTCTTTTTTTAAAATATCCAACTAGTGCATCAAATTCATTGGAATTAATCGGTGTACTAGTAGTGGGTGAAATAATTTCGGTCATCTTACTTTCCTGCTATAATCTTTGTTGCTAGTTGTGCTAATTTAAATGTATCGGAACTACTGTTAGGATCTCTTGTTGCAAGATCAACTACAGTGTCTTGAATTGCTTGCTGTGGCGAATCACCTGATACAATCCCTAGCAACACTGATGTACTAGCTAATGATGCTACATATGACGGATTATTTGTTAGTTCACTTAATATTCTAGTTGACGGTAATATACTAGTAGGAGTAGTAGTTGCATAGCGTCCTACTGCTTGTGTAGGACTAAACAGACTATTACCACGTAGTAAATCGCCAAACAGGTTATCAAAGAAATTACCCGATGTTGGATTGCTAACAAATGTTGTAGTAGTTGCTCCGTAATTTGCCTGTGCATCATTTTTAGGTATATATCCTTGCGTACCATTTATCAATGGACTAGGTGTGTTGTCGTACCCTGTTTCATTATCAGTAAAATTAGTAGGCAATGTCTCAGCAATGTTACCTTGGTTATAAATTACACCTTCGTATGCAATCGACATGTTATTTTCCATCATGCCGCTGCCGTCGGCATTATCTAGTGAGTCATGTCCGAATGATGTGACTAGTGGGTTTACTAATGTATAAGACCACCATCTACGTTGTGTTAATTGATAAATTTTTATATGACTAAAAAATGTATCCTTCATTCCGTTATCTAAACCAAACTTTTTATTCGGTAATGCAAATTTATTTCGTGTTCCAAAATCAAGTACATCGTTCTTACCATCCCTATAGTAAAAATTATAATACTCTTTCATAAGCGAACTTGTTGTGCTAGAATTATCATCATGGAAAACAAATCTACATTCGTCATAATCGATTCTAGTTTGGACATTCTTTTTTCTATTATACTGCTGACGTGTTTCTGTGCTTACTCTATAATTAGGCAAGTCTACTGACTTTGCTAAAACACCTAGTTCCTTAATACTATTTTGCGTATTAGGCGCAGCATTTCTAGCTGCCTCATCTTTTAACATAAACACCACATGGTAAAGAAATTTAGTTTTAGGTGCATACGAAAGATTGTATTGTGTATACAATTTACGTGCATGTTCTGCATCTCTTAGGTGTACATTATTCTCTGGATCATATTGTAGTGTCATATAGTATTTATCCATAAAAAAACAGGAACCAAAAAGTCCCTGTCTTTATTGTTAATTTTATTCAACTTATCTAGCTGTTGGTTGCCCGATGCCGCTAATTGCGCCGCCGTTTACGCCTTTTTGAATTGCGTTATCATAACGAATAGTTAATGAAACTGTAACTGCGTCACTTGTTGCATATGCTAATGTGTTATAGTTTGCTGATTCAATATAGCATCCTTTAAGTTCAAATCTATCAAGTACAATAGGATCTTTATCGCCATTGCCGCCATCTAGGATTTCAATCTTAGTGTGGAATTTATAATCACTTGCTGCTGTTGCACTTGCTTGCTCAAAGAAGTCAAACTGTTTCTGCAACTGACTGCCTACTGCTCTTTGAATGTTATTACTTGCATCTTCACGTAGTGTAAGCGTAATTGGCTCCCACGTATGTTTACCTGCTAAGTAAGTTCTTGAGTTGTATGCATCAAGTGTGATTTGTTCAAATGATAAGTTAGGACGGGTTACGTCCACAACTTGTCTTTGTAGAACACGTAGACTATCATCTACATCAGCGCCAAATAAATCAAAAGCTACTCTAAAACGATACTGTAATTTAGGCATTAACAGTGATGAATTAGCCTCGCCCTCGAAAGGTACTGATAAGTTTTGTAATGTTGTTACTGGCATTCTATTCTCCTAATAGTATTTATGTCTTAGCCTAAAGACGCTATTTCGCCTGTGTTTTTAATACGTAACGGAATGTAAATAAACTCGATAGCTTTGACTGGTTCAATAGCTACATCTAAATACAATTCGTTCTTATCAACTCTTGCAGGTGTATTGTTTGTAGTGTCACAAACAGTTACGAAATCGTAAATGCCTCTTAATCCTACTAGTTCTAGTAATAGCGCATCTGCTGCTGCTTTTACTTGATCTCTTGTACCAGCATCATTTGGTTCAAATAGATATGGTCTTGCAAGAATTTCTAACTGTCTACGTAAGTAAACTGTTAGTCTTGCAACGTTAACTCTGTCTAATGCACTTGCATTTTTAGCACGAGTTTTCTGTCCAAACACAACTAATCCACTTCCTGTAATAGGAGTAATTGGGTTAATGTTGTTTGAATATAGTACGTTACGCTGACCATTGTTTAGTGAAATACTTACAAATTCGCCTTCAGCACTTAGGTAACCTGTTGCTGTAGCATTGCTAACTGCACCACGTCTTGTGCCTGCTGGAGCCATCCATGGATACGAAACTTGATCACTTAGGATCATTGTTCTTAGTGCCATGTGTGATGCTGGAACAACAATGTTGTTTCCTGCGTTATCACTTGTAAAGCCTGCTGGGTAATAAACGCCTAAGTATTCATCTCTGCTTACTAAGCCTCTATCATTATCTTCAACAGCTAGTTCAACGTTAGTTGCCCAGTTGTTAAGTCCTGTTGCATCTGGTGCAAGTCTCATTGGCGAATCACCAACAATAAACGATGTTAGTTTTCTATCATAGTTAAGACTAATCATTTCACCAATTAGCTCTGGATAACCAGGTGTTGCCATTAAGTTAAAGAATCTACGCTCGTCATCTCTAATTTCTTGGTTACTGTTTACCATTGCTTGTAGTGCTTGTACTACTGACTTACGCTGTGCGTTACGTCCAAAGCTGCCTGAACCGTCAACGTTATTTGCTGATTCAGTAACCCAACGATTTGGATTATATGCTGCCATTGATTCGTCACCGTTGCGGCCATTGTTTTGACCAACTGCAATATGGTTACGAACAAAACGCTTAACATTAAAGCCAGAGCGTCTTAGGTTCCATAGTAGCATACCTTTTGGATATAGTGCTGGATCTGGTGCATCTGGATCTAAGTAATCACTTTCAAGTAAGTCTTCGATGTCAGCTGCAACAACATCTGCGCCTGCTGTGCTCCAACGTGCATCTGCAAATAGAATTCCGTTTTCACTTGTTTGGTCGCCTTTGTCAATTAAGTTCCATGCACTTAGTCCTGCATTCCAACGATAGATAGTTGGGAAGTTTTCTAAGTCGCTTGTGTCAATCCAAAGATCATTATCTTCAATAGCAGAACCGTCTGCTTGTGCTGTTGGTTCACTTGCTGCAACGATAGGACCCATTGTAGTTCCAAATGCGTTTTTGTAACCTTGCCATTTTGTGCCATTATGATACATAATGTCAACTTCGTCAATTACTGAGTTGTACCATACTTCACCATCTGCTGTTAGCGTTGTTGGTTCAGTTGCTGATGCATCATATGCTAGTGTTTTCCAAAGTGTTGCAGTCCATGTGCCTGTTGCGTTTGGATCATACATATTTACTGTCGAAGCACTGTTGTTTACATCATAAGGAGCAAATCCATACTCAGCTAGTGCGCCACTTGTATCTGCTAAAGTAAAGTCGCCGCCTAGTTTGTGGCTAATTACAACTCTATTTTGATCAGTAACTGATGCTGAAACATTTGCAAAGCCTGCATTATTAATTGCTGCTACTAGAAGTGCTGCATCGCCTGTTCCGCCTGTTGGCGTCCAAGTTACTGTTTTAGGTGTATCTAATACTGCCGAACCTACTTTGGTTTCAGCAATATCTGCTGTAACTGTTGCCGAACTTACTTGATTTGCTGCAATCTTTGCACTAGTAATTGTAGTTGCGCCGGCTGCTACTCTTCTATAAATTTTAGCATCTGCTTCTACTGGTGATGCATCGTTTACATTTGCTTTTACATATGTAGTGCCTACTGCTAAGTTACTACCATTGCCTGTTGAATCAAGTGCATTTAATGCTGCTGCATTTGAAGTATACACTGGTGCTGCAACAGTTGACCATAATGCTGTGTCAGCACTGTATGATTTAATATTCCAGTTAGCGCCACCGTTTGGTGTAGTTGTTTTCATCCAAATACTACCTGTTGGTGCTTCTGCTGCTTCGCCTGTTTTAAATTCAGGAACACTAGTATGTGGAGCAATTTTTAGTGCAGGAGCGTTGTATGTTCCTGCAGTAAGACCTAGTGTTGCAAACTGTGTTGCTGATGTCTCTGCTAAAACAATTGCTGCGCCGTTGCTAAAGAATTCTAAAACTTGTGTATTAGTATTATGTGTTACTGTGATACCTTCTGGTGCTGCTGTTGTCATTGCTGCTGCAACAGCAGTTAGATCGGTACCAGCAATTAATGCAACTGGATTTCCGTTAATTGTAACATTACTATCTGACGCTGCTGCTGTAACACCTGCTTCTGTAGAAACAACTGTTGGCCAACTTGCTTTCCAGTCTGCTGAACCTACTTGTACCCATGCACCTGATGTATTCTTGTAGAACATTCTGTTCATGTTGTTTGCTGTAACTACTGCATAATCACCAATAACACCAACTGATGCTGCTGGCATTGTGCCGTCTAGTTCGCTTGCTTTATTTACTACAATTGGATTAATTGCTGTGAAGCTTTGTCCGCCTGCTGTTACTGCTGCTGCATTCCACTCTAGTAAACCGTAGCTTGTGTTTTGTGTGTCTAACCAGTATGCACCGTCTACTGGTGTGCCGCCTGGAGCGTTTGCACTTGGTGTTAGTTTAGCTAGATCAAAGTCTGCTCTAACAACAAATACTTGGTTAGTTACGCCTAGTAACGAGTATGCTGTTTGCAAACCGTATTCGTTTAATTCACTACCGTGAATCATATTTCCGCTTGTGTCTGAATAGAAACTTGGATCTCCAAATAGATCTCCTAAGTCTTTCTGACTTGTTAGTAAAAATGGAACACCTGCGTTTGCTTTTGTTGTTCCTGTTGCAATACCCGTTCCTGCTGAGTTAGTTTTATTTTCCGCAGTTGCAACAAATATCATTGGTACAGTACCCGGTGCACTTGGAGTGTAAAAACTCTCATCAATTACCTGGACCTCTACACCTGGTGAGACTAATGCCATCATATTTCTCCTTATAAGGTTATATCAAATGTATTTATGCTATTTTTATAAAATAGACAGTTTAGCTCGCTGGAAAAGGGACCGAAAAGGTATGATAAATACAATATGAGACCGTTATGTATATGTAATCAAAGACCTGCTGCTATAAACTATATAAAAGAAGGCAAAACATATTATCGCAAAAAATGCGAAACATGTTTAAAGCATGGCATAATAGGCTACGGTATTCCTAGATGGGTTATGTCAGGTTATGAGAAAAAGACATATTGCGAAAAATGTAGATTTAAATCTGCGCATGAAGAACAATTCAATGTATATCATATTGACGGAGACTTACAGAATTGTCGACCTAGTAACTTAAAAACTGTATGTGCTAATTGCCAACGCATTATCCAGAAAGAAGGTTATACATGGCGACAAGGAGATCTTACTCCAGATTTTTAGGTTGACAAAACAGTAAAAGATGTTAGTATTAACTATAGGCAATAATAGAGGCTAACATGATTTTATATTTAGATATGGACGGTGTAATTGCAGACTTCTTCGGAGGTCTTGAATCTTTTTATGGAGTTGATCATTGGAAGAAACTTCCCAATAAAGAAAAAGCAATTACTGATTTAAAACACTCAAACTTTTTTGATATACTTGAGCTATTTCCAACATCAGTGGAACTTGTAAATTTTGTTAGAGATCTTGCTGGTGATAACTATGGTATTTGTTCAAGTCCGTTGAGAGGTGATCATCAAAATAGTTCTTATCACAAACGTGTGTGGTTAACTAGGCACGGCTTTATGCCACAGGTGCAACATCTAATCTTTACAGGTCAAAAAGAGAATCATGCAGTCGATGACTTAACAGGAACACCAAACATTCTTGTTGACGATAAGCCAACTAATATTGCCAGATGGATTGAAAAAGGCGGTATTGGTATTAGGTATCAAGCAAACGAAGATAGCTTGAATGATCTAAAAATGAACTTACAAGCAGTAT